CTCTTAAATCACCACTGTGTAGACCTTCTCCCATTACAGTAGGCTTTTGATCTTTAGCTATTTGACCAGCACTAGTAGCTCTGTTCCAAGCTTCTTTACGATCAAGAAAATTACCCTGCTCATCTACAAACCCTTGGTCATGGGTATCTTTAGTAGACGCTTTAATAGATTCTGGATGTTTAGGGCCTAGACGAGTAATCTCACCAGTAGCTTTATCTTTAATAGCTGTTTCAACAAGAGGTATAGTAGAGTCTTTTTGTTTCTTAGTCTTTTCTAAACCAGCAACAAACTCTTCTTTAGATATACCTGGTGGGGGATTAACGTTACTAGTAACATCGGGTTTCTTACCTGCACTCATATCAATAGGAGCAGCAGCTTGACCTAATAGACGTTCACCTAATTTAGTAGGTTTAGTAACCGTCCCAGTGGCAGCATCAACAGTCATAGCTACAGGATCAAATGGATCACCACCTTGTATGGCACGTTGAGTAGCACCCACAACAGTCATTATTCCAGCACCTGTTGCACCTTGTGAAATACTACTAGGTAGACCAGGACGCATTAAAGGATTAAATGCCCCACCTGCAACTTGACCAGTAAGAGATGCGTAAGGATATTCTTTTTGTTGTTGTTCTCTAATGCCAGAAATGTTAGTACCAAACATTTGGTCAACAAAACTTTCTGTTACTTTTATAGCACCACTAGCAAGAATACCTCCACCAATACCTCCTAAAAGTGCTCCAGCAGGTTTAGATAGTGGTCCTAATATAGGAGCAACAGGAGGCATAAGAGCAGCACCCCCTCTAGCTCCAAGTAGTACACCAGGTGTAGCAGCAATAGACTCAGCAGCAGAAGCACCAAAAGCTCCTAAAGCATTTACAGTAGGAGTAGCTTTACCTGGTTCCATACCAGGTCTAGGATATACACCAAATGCAGCTTTAGTTTCTACAGGAGTAGTCTTGACCTCATCAGGATCTACAAAACCACCTTTAGTAGTAGAAGTTGGTTTAACCTCATCGGGGTCAATGAAAGCCATTATAATTTACCTTTCTTTTTACCCTCTGCAATAATGTCTGCTTCTGACATACCTGGGTTAGCAGCCTTAGCTCTATCAACCCAAGATTGTTGTTCAGAAGTTAATTTGTTACTAGTAGCTTTTGATCCTTTGTTCCACTCTTTTAAACTAGTGTCATCCCATTCTTTAAACGGAGACTTACCTACACTAATTAATTTGTCAGCATGAGTTTTAGCCTTATTAAAAATAGAATCTGGAATGTCTTTTACATTAGGCTCTGTCTTTAAAAAGTCTATTTCTTTTTGTGTTAGACCAGGAACAAATGTAGGTATGTCTACTTCTTTACCATTTATTTCAGTACCAATAGAATACTCACTCATGTCTTTTCCACTGTTACTTTTTTGTTTACCTAACCATCCAGGACCTTTTGTAGAACCATCTGGTCTTTTCCAATCTGGTTTAACATTACCTTTACTATCTAAGTAAGGTTTAGAAGTAGATTCAGTTGGTGTAGTAGTTTTATCAGGTGTAGGTTTACCTTTCTTGGCTTCTGCTTCTTCAACACTAGTTCCACCACCAAATAGTTCTACATTATGTTTAAGTTTATCAACAACATATTTTTTTTCTTTAAAAGAATCAGGAGAGCTTACAGCAATATCAAGTTGTCTTTGAGCAACTTTTAATTGGTAGTCGTTATAGTCTTTAACCGCTGCTCTATAGTTGTTATCAAGTTTAATTTGATCCATAGAACCTGTAGGACCTTTTTGCCTAGCAGCATTGGCATTGTCCATGATAGTTTTTAGATTAAGTGTTATCCTTGGATTCTCTACTTTATCTAATCTAAGATTAACATCATTCCAACTCTTCTCTGTTAAACGTCCTTCTGCACGGGTATCTTTACCTTCTTCTTCAAGTTTTTTACGAACAAATGCAGCACTTTCTTTAGAAGATTCTCTAGCATCAGCATGTTCTTCACCAATTATTTTTGCTCTAATTTTTCCATCAACATTAATGTTAGCAACATCTTTTTTATTTTGACCAGTTTGTTCTAACTTATCTTCTTGCATTGCTGCAAGTTGATTAGTAAGCCTCTTACTAGTAATCATCATTAAGTTCTTAGTAACATCTATTTTTTGTTCAGGAGTAAATTTATCCCAGTTGGCTTTACCAACTTCTTTAATTAAAACATCTTGTTGTTCTTTAGGAAGGTTCTCAAGAGTAGCACCTTGTTCTAAGTTGTAATGAGCTTTAGATACTTCTTGAGCATCTAATATATTTTGTTTTTCTTGGTTTGTTAATTTAGCAGCATTAGCTTTGTCAACTTCACTGGTAAGTTCAAAAGCTTTTTCTGTATCACCTGCTTTAAATAAAGCAACTTGAGTCATTTTAAGAATAGCTGAATTATCTTGTTTGTTTACAGCGTCTTGAAATTCAGGTGTTTTATAAAGATCTAAAAGAGTAGCTTTAGACTTTTCACTAGCTTTAATATTAGCATCAGAAACTAAATTAGCAAGATTAGTTTTAGCAGCATTAGCTTGTTCTTGTTGTATTTGAACCTGTTGTCTTTGCAGAGTATTTTGTTGCTCTTGCATTTTATTGGCTTCAACTTGTTGCACATTAGGTGCAGCAGCCATATTCTGCTGTAACTGTAACGCAGCTTGACTACCAACAGCAACATCGGACATTAAGTAAGCCATAATTTATTCCTATTAAGGACCAACATAGTTTGAGCCAGTACCCATACCACTAGTATCACCTAAACCACTACCATAGGTATAAGTACCACCTTGTGTTTGATACCCAGGAGTAGACATAGCTGATGTATTTGCTCCACCACCAAATTGACCAGATAATCCAGATAATCCAGTAGAAACTGCTCCAAGACCTTGCATAATAGCTTGTTGTTGAGCATTTTGTTGTGTTGCACCTAGTTGAGCAGCAGCAGCGGGATTAAATCCAGCTCCAGCTCCACCAGACAATTGACTTAAATAATTATTCATAAATCCTGAATAACCTTGTTGTGCTACACCTTGTAGAGCTTGAGCTTCATTGCCAGAGTACAACATACCTGTACCAGCAGCAGCTCTTTGAGAAGCTTGTTCAGCAGGAGCAACAACACCTGTTTGAAATTGAGTAAATCCAGGCATAGCTTGGGGATTAGCAGATTGACCTGGCTGTAAATACCCAGCATACATTTGAGCTAGTTGAGCTTGGTACGGAGCCATAGGATTAGCTGCATTTGTAGCTGCAGTACCTGCTTTTGAACCTCCACCAATTCCCAAAGCATTAGTTATGCTACCACCAGTAAGCGCATTAACACCAGCAGCTACAGTTACACCAGCAGCAAGACCAGTTAAAGTTATTCCAGCAGACATGTTTTGTCTCCTTTCCAAATATTGTTTAATTTCATAACTTGTCTATAGTCAACAGTTATTTCTTCACCTAAATCACCACCCACCATACCACCTATATCTCGTAATGTTACTAAGAACATGTCATTAAAACCCGTTAAAATAGCTTTTGCATTAGGACGCTTAGAATGATTAACAAGATAACCAGCAGGAGTTCTTAACCCTCCAAGCCTCATAGGAGCAATAACACTATCTTGTTTTATTAAAGCAGTAGAAAACATTCCTTTACCTTGTATTGGTGAATTACCAGAACAAATGCTATAACTACCATCTGGAAAAGGAATGCAATCTTTTCTATATTTAGATGCTAACTCTATGTCTTCTAAAGTCCAACCAGATTCTTGAACCATCAATAAAAAGTCTTCTCGATCTTCTTGGTATAAAGAATACTCTTTACTTAACTTTTCTTGTTGATGTTCTTTAAGAATATCTGGGGATATAAATAATATTGACTCTAAGTATTCTACATCAGTACTATTAGTAACATAGATATTTTGCCACACAACATCTTCTAATGTAAAGCCTACTTTGCTACCTGCTTTAGCTACAAACATATGTGGAGCTGTTAAAGTCTGTATAGAACCGTTTCCATCTATAACGTTAATGCTACCCTTAAGCAAAACATTCATATGCTCAGAGACATGTTCTTGACCTACTATGAGAGTATTTTTAGGATAGTGTGCTTCCCTAATATACAGCCCTCCACCAAATCTATGAACAATAGAATTTTCAATTTGTTCTTCTTTTAACAATACTTTAGCTAAAGCTAATTTACTTTCTGAAGTACTTAGGTTAAACCCTTCTTTATTAGCTACAGAATTAATGGCTTCTACTATTTGATTCATAACTACCTCTTGTATTGAGTACCGCTACCAACAGATTGTTCTTGGTCCATTTCACCAAGTCTAAAATCAATCTCAGCAGCATCTAACCTAAGAGGAACATTGTCATAGCATAAAAACTGCCAAGACCTACGTCTGTCAGCTCCACTAAGGTATACCTGTGCTCTAGGAGCATTAAGATTAACAACCCTAGGAGTAGAGTAACTAGCGTAGTCATTACCAGAATGACTGATGTACATGTTACCAGCTACCTTATCCCCAACAATTTCTAAACGACCATAGAATTTACGTTTGGTAGTACCGTTGTCTCTAATGTCTGTAACAGACCTACAATAAATAGGTTGACCATTATCTTGGTAAACATTAGTATTAAAGTAGTACAAATTACCATTAGTGCTGTCTAAACAGTAGGGCGTATTATTAGCATCTGCATAAAATGTAGGTACAAAATAGTTTTCAGATGAACCGTTGTAAGAAGTCCAGGTGTACCACATCTTTTCATCTAAATCATAAACTAAAGTTTTATTGGTGTTATATAGCGTTAGTATATAAAAGGTATGACCATTTATCTTATACACATAAGCAGATACGTGTGTTAATGAATCGGCTTCTAAGTGCCTATCTATATGGCTAGTAGATACCTTAATAGGAGATACCCCATCCATAAGGTACACAGACTTACCATAAGTTTTTGTAGTAGCTACCCATATAACTGTGTTACTAGTAGAAACAAGACTGTCTCCATTAGCACAACCTATTTCCATAGTATAGCTAGGAGCTACAGTAAGGGGTGAACCAACAGCATTACCAACATCATAAAAAAACTGGGTAGTTGAAGAACCGTAAGCTATAAGGTAGTTCAAATGTTTAGCAATACTAACTAATGTGTCTCCTGTTTGTTCAAAGCTTAAAAAGCTAAGAGCATTCCATTGAGTTGGGTCACCAA